CCTTATATAGCAAAAGCTGTAAAACATCAAGATTCCTATACAATTGATGACATAGAGGATAAAATAAGGAATGGAATATTCCATTTATGGCCAGGCAAAAAGTCTGCATACATAACAGAATTTGTAGTATTTCCACAAATTAAAGTAATGAATATTTTGTTTTGTGGTGGTAATTACAAAGAGTTGGAAGAAATACTCCCATATATAGAGGAGTTTGCCAAACAAGTCGGTGTAAAAAGACTTTATGGCGGTGGTCGAAAAGGATGGATTAGAAAAATAAAACATCTAGGATTTGAACACGATTATATAGTTAAAAAAGATTTATAAGAGGAATTAAGATGGCAGCAGGATTAGCAGCGTTAGGAACAGTAGGAAAAGTAGCAGGAGCTGTAGGCGCAGTTAAAAGCTTAACTGGTGGCGGAGGTTCGTCTGCTGGACAAACAACAACCACACAACAAGTGGACCCACAAACACAAGCAATGCAACAAGACCTATATAGTAGGTCGCAACAAATTGCTCAACAACCTTTTATACCCTATACAGGACCAATGGTTGCTGGTTTCTCACCAGATCAACTACGACAATTTCAAGCTACTAGAGGACTATTTGAATCTGGTATGGGTTATGACCCAACCAAAGCTTTACAAGGTATGGCACAAGAACAATTTAAGCCTACCATACAACCTGTCACTGGTTTTGAAGCACCAACCATAGAAGCAACACAAGCTCCAGGCGCAGCTCAAATAGGTCCAGTATCTACACCGCAGTTCAGAGGTTTATTAAGCCAAGACATAGGCGCTTATCAATCTCCATATCAACAACAAGTTATAGATCTAGCAATGGGTGACATACAGCGACAAGCTGACATAGCAAGAACTGGCGCACAAGAAAGAGCAATCAGAGCAGGTGCTTTCGGTGGTTCAAGATCTGCGTTACTAGAGTCTGAATCACAAAGACCTTACGCAGAGCAAATGGCTAGAACAGCAGCTGGTTTAAGACAGTCAGGATTCCAGCAGGCGCAGGCGGCGGCGGAGCGTGATTTAGCAAGACAACAGCAATTAGGTGTATTTGGTGCTGGTCAAGAGCAACAGCGTGCATTACAACAAGCACAACTTGGTCAACAAGCAGGTATCTTTGGTGCAGAACTAGGACAACAAAGAAGGATGCAACAAGCACAGCTACAACAACAAAGACAATTAGGTGGCTTGGATATTGCTGGAAGAGCTGCATTAACACAGCCACAGTTAGAGATGCAAGCGCGTGCGCAAAGATCAGGATTACTTGGTGGGTTAGCAGGACAACAATTACAAGGTCTTGGTTTACTAGGTGGTATAGGACAGCAACAACAAGCATTACAGCAACAAGCTATCGGAGCGCAAAGAGGCGAGTTCCAAAGAGCGTTAGCTTATCCTGGACAACAACTTGGTTTATTAGCAACTGGTGTAAGTGGTATGCAGCCAACACAAACAACAACAACTGGATATAGCCCTAGTGGATTAGAAAAATTCCAAGCTGGTTTAGGTCTTTTAAATACAACACAACCAATATTTAGTAATTTGTTCTCATCATCACAACCATTACCACAACTTAATATGCCCTCAACCCTACCAGGTTCAGGTGGTTACCCAATAGGATAGAAATATGGCAATAGGAGATTTTTTTAAAGGAATAGGTCAAGGAGTCGGCAGAGGTCTAACCAAAATTGGTGGCTATGACCCAATGCAACAAGTGTCTCCAGAAGAAGCTGCAAGGCGTAGACAAGCTGGTTTATCTGCTTTAGAAAGAAGTTTAGGCAGGTCATCTGCTATATTATCTGGTGATCCTAGAAGGATGCAGTTAGCTGAACAGCAAATGCAACAAGCAAAACAAGATAAAGCTTTAAGAGAATTTGTAGCACAAAATCCACAATACTCTGATATGCTTAAATTATACCAAGCTGGTATAGACCCTAAAATGTTTGCTGGTGAAAAAAGGCAAACATATAAACCTGAATTAGTTGAGTATAAAAACGAATCAGACAAGCCTATAAATATTGGTAATGTTGTAGTACAGCCAGGTCAACAAATGCCTTTTAATGTTGCAATACCTGAAATTGCAAATTCAATTAGCGGTGTGCCAGGTTTAAAAGAAATTAAAGATACAACAGTTTATACAAGACAAGGTAATACATACCTGACTGAAACTGGAAACTATAAAGAAATAATAGTTGGAGATAGAAGAATTTTTGATGGACCAACAGGTCAATTAAGCGCTGAAGAGTTTTTTGCAGCATATCCAAAAGCAAGAATGACAACTTCTGGTGAGGAACAAAGATATATACCAGATTTTAAAACATTTACTGGTTTAAATAAAGAATTAGTAACCGAAGAAAAATCTCTTAAACAAATATTAAGTTATTGGAAAAATATTACAGATTCTAATGTTGGTGTTGAAAGGCTAGGAGATCAAATGGCTACATGGTTTAAGACCTTGGCTGGTAGTCAAAATCTAACAACAGAAGAATTAGCAAGAGCGATTGCTGAAGGTAAATTGCAAGGACTTATTGGAGCAAACAGAATCGATACTGTTGGTGGCGGTGTTATGACTGAAAAAGATGCTTGGAGGGTTATAGCTAGATTAGGCGGTGATGTAAATGCTTTACAAAACCCAGCAGTTGTTGGGCCTTTATTAGAAGAAATGTTTAGACTAAAAGTAGAAAGCTATAACGAAGATATCAAAGGCTACAATATGGGTGTTGAAAGCAATCGATTTAAAGGTTACACAAAAAGAACCCCTATAACTGAAGAAGAAATAACAAGCAAATTTACATTATTACCACAAGGTATACCAGCTGGTAGCAAAAAGGTTGTTGTAAAAGATACAACACTATACCAATCAAATGGTAAATATTATGCGGTATTACCTGATGGTACAGTTCAAGAAGTAGAAATAGATTAATATGACAATAAAATTATCTGAACTACAGGCAATGCAAGAAACTGTAACAACTGCTCCACAGACTATGACTGCAAGACAGGTTGCTGGACAAGCTTTTAGAAACATTCCTGAAAGCGGTATGCAGTATGGTAAAGATATTCTTACAGCTCTCACAGACCCAATAGGCACAGCAAAATCTATAGGTGAACTTGGTCTTGGTATTATTCAATTAGCAATACCAGGTGAGCAAGCTAGTGAACAACAAGCAAAAGCTGTTGGTCAATATTTTGCTAATAGATATGGTGGCATGGAAAATATAAAAAAAACTATAGCAACTGATCCTGTTGGTTTTGCAGGCGATGTTTCTGTTTTATTAACAGGTGGTGCTTCAATAGCAGGCAAGGTCGGTGGATTAAAAGAAGTTGCTGAAGCAGCTAAAAAAGCTGGACAAGTTATAGATCCATTAGCGCTACCTACAAAAGCTGTTGGTGGTGTTGCTGAATCAGTATTGGGTTTGACAACAGGTGTTGGTCCTGAAGCAATTAGAACAGCTGTTGTATCAGGAGCTACTGGTGGACAACAAGCCACAGATTTTGCAAGAGCAATGCGATCAAAAGATGAGCCAGTACAAATTGTTGAAGAAGCTAGAAAAGGCATCAAAACAATGGCAGAAAAAAGAAAAGCACAATATCAAGAAGGTATTAAAAAAGCTAAAGTTTCAAAAAAAGAAATTGAGTTTACACCTGTTTTAAAAAGTGTTGACAATATTAGAAAATCTTTTGAATTTAAAGGTAAAACAACTTTGGATGCAGGCGGTTTAAGAAAATTAAAAGAAATAGAAGATGCTGTATTAGATTGGTCTGTTGATCCTAAGTTTCATACCGTAGAAGGATTAGATGCTCTTAAAAAGAAAATAGATAATTTAATGCCAGAGGCTGACACGTTTGGAAAAACAGCTGGTAAGGGTGCTGCTGTTGTTACACAAGCAAGAACAACAATTAATAATCTTATCAAAGAAGCATCACCAGAATATGCTAAAACTATGAAAGCTTATGAAGAGGCTATTAGTTTAGAAAAAGAAATGAAAAAAGCTTTAAGTTTGGGTGATAAAGCAACAGCTGATACCGCATTGAGAAAACTTCTATCAGTTATGAGAACCAATGTTAATACAAACTTTGGCATAAGATTAAAATTACTAAAAGAATTAGAAAAAGCAGGAGATGTTAGCTTAACACCAAAAATTGCAGGAGAAACGCTAAGTGGATTTACACCAACAGGTTTAGCTAGACAAATTAGTCCAATTGGTGCTTTGGGTGTCGGTGGATTTTATGGTGCAACAGCTCCACAAATGGCTGGTTTATTAGCAGCAACATCACCAAGATTGGTTGGCGAAGCCGCTTTCAAAGTTGGTCAAGCACAAAGATTTTTACCGCCGAGTGCAGTTACTAGACAGGCTGGTGTAATAGAGCAACAGATTGGTGGTGATGAAAACCTAAGTATGGCTGCATTGCAAAGAGCATTTAACATAGGCAGACAGCCACAATAACCTCATGTCACGCCAATCAGAAAGAGTTGGCCGATCTGGAGAATACTTAGTAGCCTCGCTACTTTCTTTACACGCAGATACTGTAATGATAGTTCCACACAGCGCGGAGGCAGACATTGTTTTTGATGTTGATCACAATCTATATAAGTGCCAAGTTAAAACACAATCTAAAATACAAACACATAGAGTGTCATGGCAGTTTGATTTTAGGCGTGGTGCTTTTGCTAAAAGTAGGCAATACGAAAAAAATGCAATAGATGTTTATGCTTTGGTTGCTTTAGGTCCACAGAAAGTTGTCTTTACTTTTGCAGACGGAAAAAAACAGATAACCATTAAAGACAAAGAGATGCAAGCGATGGACTCGCTTAAAAATGTAGAAAACCTATTTAAAGAGCTTCGATGTCAACAGACACTTTAGGTTCTTCGTAATGCTTTACAGAGTTCATACCTAAAGATATTAGATACTCAACCACTTTATGTGGTTCTTTCTGTTCGCTCTCACAAAAATCCTTAAACTTTTTAGCAAGATGTTTATTTACATATATAGGCTTTCTTCCGTTCCTTTCGTTTAAGATACGATCATCAAACTCATATAAATTCATAGCTACCTCCTTGGTAAGTCCTTACAACTCCTCGTAATATTTAACTAACTCGTTTAAATACCATTGACATTTTTTTAAGTCCTGAATGTTCTCTTCTTTATCCTTATGTCTATATAAATATTTCCAGATATTAGATTCTAAATAAGCAGCATATCCTTTTGAACCAACTCTATCTCTTATTAGGTCTATACATTCCACTATTCCTTGGTAATGCTCTGGCCTGTTTACCATATCTGGTTTTATATCAGCAACTTTATTTTTGCTGTCTTTACCAGCTTGATCCCATTCTTCTTTTCTTATATCGTCTATCGACATATTTTCACTCCTTTTTTGTAATTAACTGTTGTATTCAAGTACATTTACATATATATTATAACAAATCAAAACAAAAAGGGAGATTAAATGGAAAAAGATAAAATCTTTTTAGATACTAAGCAACTCGCTCAAAGATGGAGAAGATCTCCAAGAACCATAGAGGGCTGGCGCGCAAAAAAAACAGGGCCAGACTATTTAAACCTAAATGGTAAAATTGTATATGATATTGACGAAATCATAAAAGCAGAAGCAGAAGCAAGGGTATCACATGAAACACGCCAAACTTAGCCCATCAGCTGCTGAAAAATGGACTAATTGTCCAGGTATGCCTACGCTTGCAGCAAAGGTTGATTATCAAGTTGGATTACCTGCCGCTGTTGGTACTTTAATTCACAACATGACAGAACAACTATTAAAAGGATTTTTAGTTGATGTCACACTTGAAGATTATTGGCTTGGCAAAAAAGAATATGTAGAAGATTTTGAAATAACAGTCGACCAAGACATGATTGATTGCGCAAAGATTTATGTGGAATATGTGCAAGAGAGAGCAAAAAGATTAAACGGCAAACTATTGGTAGAACAAAAAGTTAGATGCCAAGAAATATCAGAAGATTTATATGGTTATGCAGACGCATTAATAATCACTCCACATAAAATGTGCGTTATAGATTTAAAGACAGGTAAATATCCTGTAAGTCCTGAACATAACAAACAAGCCATGATATATGCAGTAGGTGCATTATCTCGTTATGGCAATGAAGATACTGAAGTAGAGATTACAATTGTCCAGCCACGCGCAACATGGGGTGGCGGACCTATCAAGACATGGAACACCACCGCAGAGTTTCTGGTGGATTGGGCCTACGATTTCTTACAGCCGTGCGTGGATGCATGCTTGGAGGAAAACCCTGTATATGTTTATGGGGATCATTGTCGCTTTTGTAACGCAAGAAGCATCTGCGATTTATATAAACAATATAATAAAGGAGAAACTAATGAGTGAAAATAGTGAAACCAAAAACGCTGAAGAACCAACAATTAAGTTTGCGGATGATGGCAAGGAACATAAGATCAATGAAATGCCAGACAATGCAAAAGAGTTGATGGCTCGTTGGCAAGAAAAGAAACAAATCAGAGATGATTTTATTATAAAAGCTAATAATGATATCGATGATTTAAATACCTTACTTGGTTCTTATGAGGCTCGTATGAAAAACATATTAGAGCCAACAGAAGAAAAAAAGATTGAGGTGCAATAATGTCATTAGCTGATATAAGAAAAAAATCCGTACAAAAACCACCAAGAATAATAGTTCA